ATGAGCTTCTCCCGGGCAAGATCCAGTGAATCGCGGAAGGTGCACCCGTGCGCTGGGCAACGAGGCACTGGACGCCAAAGTGGCGGCGATCTATCGGGCCACTCACACCAGTCAGGGCCGCCCCCGTATCGTGCGGCAATTGAAAGCCCGAGGCCGTCCAGGGTCAACCTATCAGATGTGAGAGGTCCGTTTTCGAGTTTTCTGACCTATTATCAGGCAAATAGGTACCAATGCCGGGCGTCTTGCTTTCGACCGCCTCCTTACCCGCTTGTCTCAGTCGCGGTGCACATATTTCCGACCGCGTGTGCGGTTGTGGACGTTGTCAAGTTGCGCTATTGGAATGGACGCCCCCACGCGACGACATCGATGTATCAAAGTGGTGAGTGTTACCACAACCCATCTAACCGGAATGGGAGCGCACACCATGAAGGTTACGATCACTGTGCGGACTGCCCAAGCCAACCAGATCCGTGGGTTGCCGGCCGAGTTTGGCCTGGTTGTTCCTCAAGGTATCGAAAACATTGTCAGGCCGGTACTGGAACTGATCGAGGCTGCGCCGACCCGCTGCCGGGGACGTTCTGTTTGCTCATCTAGCGATTGCCGGAGCACCTTAAAGAACTCGATCGCCAGGCGGATGAAATTGGCGTGCAGATTGAGGCGTGGCGCCGGAACAGCGACTTGGGCCGCGAGGTGGCGAAAGGTCCCGGAATTGGGCCGCTTATCGCCAGCGCACTGGTAGCGACCGTGGGCGACGCGCGAAGCTTTGTCAGCGGACGCCAACTGGCAGTGCGGCTTGGCTTGATGCCTCGGCAAAACTCCGGCAGAGGCAAGAATGTCCTGTTCGGCATCAGCGTGGCGATACGTGTTTATGAACACTGCTTATCCACGGGGCTCGCGCGGTGATCTACAGAAGCAAACACAAGAGCACGATGCGCGAGCGTCCCCATCTTTGCACGCGCCACTTCCAGCAGTCGGCTGTCGGGCGGGAACGCGATCGCCTTCGCTTGCACCGTGCTGTCGACGATCAAGCGCTTGAACTCGTTGCGTGCAACGGCCTTCATGTCCGCGGCAACCGCGATCGTTGTCGCCAACAGTTCTTCGACGCCGGCCTCGGCCAGCCGCTCGCTATAGCGAATGCTGACGTATTGCGACCCCCTGTCGGAATGATGAATGAGCGTACCGTCATTGTCCGGCCGGCGAGCGTACAGCGCCTGTTCAAGTGCGCCGAGAACGGAGTCCGTGGTCATCGGCGAACTGACGCGCCAGCCGACGATACGTCGGGCGAACGCGTCGATTACGAACGCCACATAGAGCCAGCTCTGCCACGTCGAAACGTATGTGAAATCCGAAACCCAAAGCTGGTTCGGCCGATCGGCCTTGAACTGACGGTTGCTGCGATCCAGCGGACGTTGGGCCGTGACATCAGGGATGGTCGAGCGAATGCGTTTGCCGCTATCGACTTCTTCTCGCTTGACCCACCCCGGCAAGGTCTGGCTCGTGCAGCCGATCTTGGGGGCAATGGATTCGATCGCCGCCCACTGTGACGGATACTCGTCGCGATGCTCTCGTACCATGCGCACTGCACGTTCACGGACTTCAGCAGAACACTTGTTCGACTTGTTCATAGCTCCATTCTCTCAAGAGTTGGAGCCTCTACCAAATCCGGGGCGGTTCAGCCAGTAACGGGAAGACGAGCATTATGCCAACTTCGGAATACCTTGATAATGCCAGCAAGAGCTCACACAAAGACTCCGGGTCTGAGGATATGGCCGGGCAACAGGAAGAGCTGAGCTTTGATACACCTCCTGGTGAGGCGTCAACACCTGACATGGACGCATTGAGGTCTCGCCTGCGGGCCACTATCAGTGATTTTCTGCCAGAGTTTTACGAATTTCATCAGACGGGACGCAATATCCTGTTCCCCAAGCCTGTCGACATTAAAACATTGAAAGAGCGAATCAGCTCGATGCGGATACCTGCATTGATACAACCGTTGCAGAAGGAACTGGAACAGGCCGCCAACGCTTTTTTGGACCGGTTCAGACTGTTTCGAAAAGAGAGGGGCAGACATAACTATTCACTGGAATATGTTAAATTTCGCTCAGCGGTGAAAGAGGCGGGCTGGGATGATCGTGAAACACGGGATTATAATGAGGCGCTTAAGCATGCAAACCGCTTGAGCGGTTATCTCGCGGAAACGCTGGATCTCATCAGCCTCCTCAATGAAAATCAGGAGCGTTTGTCATCGTGGGAAGATTTCTGGAAAAAAAACTATGATGTGCTCCGCAATGAGATTCTTCCGATGGATGCGGACAATCACAGAAGCCAATATGCAGCCAAAATTCGCGGGAACCTGACTAAAAACAATCCCGAGAACATAAAATTTGAAACTATTGTGAACTCAGTTACGCTGGATGAACGGCTGGTTCGTGAAACTCTAAGCGCGGAGACGAAAGGGCGAGCAGAGAGATTGCTGAGCAGCATAGCACTGACCAGGAAATATGCGGAAAAGGCAGATAAAAAAAGAGAAGCCACCAAGTTAGCCAGCTACATCCTTGATCTCTGTCAGGTCTTAAAGGTCGTTATCAAAGCAATCCAGACCAAAAATGAACAAATCCAACCTTCAGCAGACAGAGTGTTCGCTGAACACAGATTGCCTGAGCAGGAAGAAGAGCACACTATAGCAGAGGCAGCAAAACGGCAAATTGTAAAGACGCGGGGAGTGATGACATCGCGAGCACAGCGAGCAAAGGCCGTTTTTGATAAGTTATCTGACAAGGCAAATAAAAATAGGCACCGTATTGCATACAAACTACCTTCCCGTACAGACCCCGATACGGATACAGGCCACGGTAAAACAAACGAAGCTGTCTTTCGGGCCGGCATGATACTCCTTGATAAAATTCAGCAAACTACCGCCAATATATATAAAATCAAACAGGCTACTCGTCCATTGCAGCAAGCAGTGACACAGTCCGATGAACTGGATAAAATATTATATGGCATGCAGGCCATCAGGATATTAGATGAAAAGCTGATTTCTGAATCCGGCAGATGGAAAGGAAAGGCCGAGGGGGCGGAAAATCGACTGCTGCAAGCGCTCGAGATAATGATGCCGCTGAAAGAAGCACGTGAGAAAAATGAATTTCTGTCGAACCTGAGAGCTGAATTAAACCGTGCCTCCCTGGATCCAGCATCAAGAAGCATCATCAGTGATTTTGATGCACATGTAAAAATAATCGTTGAGAGATTGGCCACGATTGAAGCCGGCGTGAATCAGGCCGCAGTACGCCTTTCCAAACATGGTGAAGTAGGTGGGAGAGAACTGAACCAATACCTGTGGCCATTATTGCAGCAGCTAGATCGCATAAAAGGAGAACTGAAAACCAACATTACTCAGGCTACTGGGCGGTCGATCAACAATTTTTCTCGGCATGGCATGTTGGCCAGGAGGATGGGGGAGTGGAATGAGGCTGAGAAGCAACGCTATCTGGAGGAACTTTCTGCAGAAGACCGTGCAGTTGCCGAAACACAATATGACACATTGTTTCTCGAGGTGATTCAGGACTACCTTCCCTTGTTATCCAAGGAGAACGATCCGGAGGGCGAGCGTCTTCTTCAACGGTTGCGCCTCGAAGTGGGCAATGCGGCAGAAGGCACAACGCTTTATCCTGCGACCATGGCCGAAATCCTGGCGGGGATGAAAAGCACTGAAAGAGCAATAAGGGACTGGTCAAGAAGAAAACTGGTCAGGGGCGCCTTTTTGGCAGCCTGTCTGCAAGGTGTCAAGCTGATACCGAAATTGGCATCACTGCCGCTGCGTATCGCTATCAAATTCGTTATCACGGGGGCGAAAGTGGCGTGGGTTGCCCACAAAGGGCAAATAGCCATACGCGGTGGTGAGGGTGATGTAAATGATGAGATAAGGGAATATGCAAAGCGGAGTTTTAAAACTGCAACCATCAAAGTGGTGCTATCACTTCCCCCGGGGCTGGCAACGATGCTGGGGGTTGCCTCGATTGTACTAGACGTTTACGAGGGAGGGTTGCAAGGTGCGGCGAAAAAAATAGCGAAGGATATTGTGGGTGAAGCTCCCTGGCGTGCGCTGGATGTGGGAAGCAGAATGGCGACCATAAATTATACAAAAAAATCGCTGAAAGACTCATTGGATGCAGAAGAATGGTTGCTGGATGATAAGACGGACACTCAGGTAGAAGAACATCACAACGAGTCTGATTCGCAAGAAAATCGTGTGGGTCCCCCAACGGACCCGGGGGAAACGCTCACGCCGTTCAGTGCCCAAAAAGAACTATCGCGTATGGCCGACTCGGCAGACCAGGAGCTAAAGGCACTCGCTGCGCGCCTGCTCGCTCAGCCAGGTATTGGTGAGGTACCACTGTGGCAGTCGAATCTCAACGGCCGCAGCTTTTATAACGTGTCCGGTCGTTGGATAAAATTGAGTGCTGGTGCGTCTGACTGGGAGATGATGCACGAAATTACTCATAGTCTGACTGCGCATAAGTTACGGTACGGACTGAAGCACCCGTCATCAGAACTGGGGCAACTGGTCGCGCGGCTCGATATCCTGCGTAGTAAAGCATCAGCCGCTTATGAAGGTACGGAACCGGACACGCTGTATTACCTGAGCAATCTGGATGAGTTTGTGGCAGGACTGTATTCTGGCAACAGCGACTTTATTAACCATCTAAAGGCTATAGATGCCGATGGCAGGAGTTTGCTGTCGTTGGTGATGGAGGCTATTTGCTCGGTACTAGGCCTGACCACAGAGCACGAGAGTGCCCTGACCCGGGCAATGGGGCTGACCGATGAGGTGATGGGTAAGAAAATACCGGCTGGCACGGACGAACTTGGCGAAATTGACGACGCAGACAGGGTGCTATTTAGTGCGACGGGTGGCTCGGGAAATACGATTCATAGCGGGAAAGACAGGGCTCTGGACGAGCTAATGGAACGCCATCGTATTCCAAAAAATCTCTGGTTGAAAAAAGATAGCAAAATTAACATAAGAATTGGTGAACATAATATGTTGGGAAATATTATTGCTACGCATCATAAGCAGATCAATATTGACGCGCTTGTCACTAAAAGCGAGAGCGAATGGTTGGATTTATCACTATATACATATCCAGAATTTGAGGTTGTCTGGTCAAGTGCATACCCGTCCGCGTTAAGACAAGAGATACGCACTGCTGCCTTTCGCGAACGATATCTCTCCAGCATCGAAAGGTCGAATGCCGGACCAACAAAGCCGCTTGGTTCTCAAGAACTTCACCCGGTGCCGCAAGTGAGTTCCGAGCGCGGGGTTGGTGAAGCAGTGGTGACTAAAACGCATATTGATGAAAATGAAGAAACCTGGGAATCTGATAATCATCAAAAATTCTCTTTGCAAGGAGAGCGAGATCTGCTTGCCGGTGAGGAAATATTGGTATCGGTTACAAACGAGCTGGGTCTTGTGGAATATATGGAAATTGTCATTCCTGATGACAAGCTCAGTAAAGATAAATGGCCGGCCTATGTTGCATCAATCATAAACGGTAACATGAAATTCACCCGGATTGGGGATGTTGATAGCCAGGATACGGCAGCGCCCATTGACCTGAAAACCGGGGAGGATAACTATTTGTGGACCATGAATGATTGCGTTGTGGAATGGCAAATTATCAGGGGAGGCGCAAGTGAGGGGGCGGCAGCTCAGGGTAATGCACAGGCCGGTAACAACTGGGCTCCAACTCCATATAGATTGGCTTTTTCACGTCCCCCATATTCTGATGAAAGTCTGGTGGTTTGGGTTGAAAATAAGAATAATGGTGAATTGATTGAGAGGCTGGAAATTTCGACCATTCAAGATCCTGATGTAAAGAAATGGGGTGGCACTATTAATAATAGTGCCAGGCATATTCGGGTTGGCGAGCAGTCTCAAGGAGCGTTTGTTCCGGCGAGTGATGTGGCCGGGGGGAATGTTTTTTGGGTGGATAATAACGATTATGTCGTCAAGTATGCGTTGGTTCCCTCGGTGGCCCTTGATAAAAATTTAAAATTACAGCAACGTTATCAATTCCTGAATCAGGTCAAGAAGGATAGTCAGGGAACAAGAATGCATTTTGCTTATAGAAAGCGCCATCCATACAACGCGTTGGATCGTGCTGAAATAGGAAGAATTTTCGGGATGGATGCTGAGGCCATCGAGAGAGAGTTAAGTAAAACAAGGAATGAATTGACGGCCGCCGGTCTTTCTCCCGAGGAGGCGACGGACGATAAGGTTTGGGCGAACAAGGAGAGAAATTTTATTAAGGGTGTGGTTGCATTTAGATCCGGCAATCCGTTGTTGGGTTCGTCTGCCGAGAATGTCTCTTTCGCCAAAGCCAAAACAGATGCCCTTCGTTATATTTTGAGCAAGAATCCGGCTCTGGCGAACGGAACTGGAATTTCATCAGCTACAACCGATCAACATCAATTGCTGAGGGCGGCTGATTCCATTTACTCAAAGATGGATATTGAGCAGCAAAATGATTTTATTTTCGCTGCTGCATTGAACTGGAAGCTTGCAACGGATTCCAAATTCGACGATAGAATTTCTACCCTGACGGATGGTGCGGGTCTTGGTTTATTTTCGCTTCGCGAGGAATTGCTTGCGGATTATGGGGCCGAGATGGCGAAACATCTATTTGATACCCATGCTTTTGAGATTCATGATTTTAAATCGCGTAATGAATTTAAAGATGATACGGAATATTTTGCGCAGTTCTCGAACTACGCTAAAAATAATCTGGATGATGATGCGAAAAGGATGTCTCGGCTCCTGGCGAGTCAATCTGGACTCAGTGGCTTCGATTTGAATCGTCCGGCCAAGAGAAGTGTAAAAATAACGCCGAAGGTCCTGTCTCGAACCACAATCACCTACAGGACAGGGAGCAAGGATGATGTTCGGCACAGGTCTTTAATCGGGGATGTTAATTTATTTGAAGCCGATAGTGGTCGATTTTTTATCTACAGCTCAATAGGCGGGCAGGCATTTCTGGAGGATGTGACGGATATCTTCAATGAAGCTGAGTTGAACGACATGCTAAGAGGGAGGGTAAGTTCGGAATCCGCGAAAAAACTTGAGACTCTGTTAAGCAAAAATGTCTCTCTGGATGATGCTGAAACGGAAGGTGGGTATGGATCATATAATCAAACCATTGGAGAAAGGGTCTACGCCGGCCGCAGCAAGTACCAATTCAGTGCGCAGGTTGAAAGTAACGGGCCGGATGGGAATTTGCAAACAAAACTGAATGCCTTTAATTCTGGCCTTCTTAGGCGCACGGTAAATCAGGTGAAGGAGCAGAAATTTCCGCAAAGTGTGTGGGAAAAAATTCGTGATTCGATGATCCCGTTTTATAAGCGCTGGAGTCGTTCGTCTACTGATCCGGATTACGTGCATAGTGATGAAGACTCATATCATGATTTAATGAATTTATTTGGACTTGCCTCTGTTGGTGCCGCGGGTGGTAGTGGAGCAGCGAAATCCGGCAGGGCTCTGTCGGCCGTATTTCGTAACAGCGCGCCAGCTAATGCGCGGGGCATGCTGGCATTGTTTGCGCGGGGGGCACGGGCCGCCGCGCCTGGATTGCGCGAATCGCTAAAAGGGATGACAACACAGTTGGCCGCTGAAATGTTTCCGCCACTTGATTTGGTCAGAGCGGCTCGTGTGGGTGGCAAATATGCGCGACGTGCGTTCACGGCGCCTGATAGTATGAGTGGGCTTCAGGGCATGGCTGGGAGAGGCGGTCAGTCGCTCCGGAGTAGTACACCGTTCGACCCTAAAAACAGTGTTAATGTTGATTTGTCTGACGCGCAACGCTATCAGCCATTGGGCTATAACTCTGTAAATGCACCGAATAATTTGTTTACAAAAGACGGTCGAACATATCTTAGGCAAAACGGTAGCATTTTCGAGTTGGACGCAACTCAAGGAGGAAGAACGTTAAGGGTTCGAATTCCTGGTCAAACGCCTCATACTGGCCCGGAAATAATACATACAAGCGCAGGCTTTATAAGGAAGGAGCCGAGTGGGCTAGGAGGAGGGCGGGAGTGGGGGGGGGCGCGAGTACCGCTGGGTGATAATCGCGGCCAACCCATCCGGGGTACGCTCGGGCGTCCTCTCTATGGTCGGGATAATCCGCTTTCAAAGCCCCGATTGGACCTGAACGAAGCAGGTCAATGGCCGGGCGCGCAAGGAAAGCAGCCTGGGGAGGGGCCGATGCCAGTAGTACGTCCAACGGATACCCCGTGGCCAGGCGCACGGGGAAAGCTGCGTGATGAATGAGGTCGGCAGCGACCCTGCTTCGATTCCACGTACAGCAAGAGGTTTGAAACTTTTTGACTGTACGGAGAGCATGACAGCGAGGGAGGTGCCGAGAAGGCGATATCCGAAGGAATTCAAGCTGGAGGCGTCGCGTTTAGCCGAATCAGTCGGCCAGCGCGAAGTCGCTCGCAGGCGGGATGTGCCGCTGCGACTGATCGCGGCAGTTCGCGGACAGGAGAAAATTATGTCCCATGAAGTGGTGATGGTCGGTGGGGTACGGACGGCGATTGGCGAATTTGGCGAAAGCTTATCGAAAACCACGCCGGGCGAGTTGGGTGCGTTAGTCGTTCGGTAGGCTATGCGTCGTGCAGGTGTTGGAGAGGGTGAGGTCGAGCATATCGTCTTCGGCAACGTGCACCAAACCAGTTCCGCAGACGTGTATCTTTCCCGCGTCGTCGCCATTCAGGGCGGCGTAGGGAATCAGGCTGCGGCACTCACCATCAATCGCCTGTGCGCGTCCGGCCTTCAAGCGATCATAAGCGCGGCGCAATATATCGAGCTGGGTGATGCACGCATCGCGATCGCCGGGGGAGCGGAGGTCATGAGCCGAATCCCGCATGTCCGGGCTGCGTACCGGCCAGCGCATGGGTGATACGATCGTTGTGGATATGCTGGCGGGTGGCCTGACTGATCCTTTCAATCGGATGTTGATGGGCGAAATTGCCGAGCGTATGGCGTGCGACGAGAAAATTTCCCGTTCCGAGAAAGACGAATATGCGCTCAGCTCCCATCAGCAGGCTGCGCTTGCGCAGTCCAAAGGTCGATTTAGTCAGCAAGTCGTTCCGGTCACGATTCCCGGAACGGGGGGGCGATACACAGTTCGAGATAATGAACGCGTCAAGACGGGCATTTCGCTTGAGGAACTCGCCAGGATGCGACCGGCATTTGCGAAGAATGGAACCGTGACTGCCGGCAATGTGTCAGGCATTAACGATGCGGCTGCTGCCATCGTGCTTATGGACTGGGAAACGGCGGCTCGTCGTGAGGTGCATCCTCAGGGGCGATTGGTTGCGTATGCTCACGTCGGGGTTGATCCACTCCAGATGGGTTTAGGCACGGTGCCGGCGACGCGCCGGGTGCTCGAAAAAGCCGGGTTGGTGATCGACGAGATGGATGTCATCGAGGTGAACGAGGCATTTGCGGTGCAGACTATCGCAGTCGTTCGTGCGCTGGAATTGCCACTGAATAAAGTCAACCCGAATGGTGCAGCGATCGCGCTTGGCCACCATGTCGGAGCGACAGGGGCCATCCTCATCGTCAAGGTCCTTGCCGAGCTCGAGCGCATAGGCGGACATTATGGGCTCGTGACACTCTGCATAGGCGGCGGCCAGGGGATGGCAATGATTGTTGAGCGGCTCGCTCTTGCTGGCAAGTCGAGCGCATCTCAAGTCTTGGACTGAATTATTCGATAAATGCAGGGGACTTCAACTCCGGGCTGAAACAGGAAAGGTTGATGGATGGGAAGCGCGAGTAAGGTAAAGATTACCTTAACTCGGTTCTATCACCTGCCAATCGATTTCAGGATGCCTGAAACGTCCGAAAGGGGCGCCCAATGGAGAGCGGAATTGAAACTCATCGGAAGCCAGCAGGCACATGCACTCAGCGCGGGCAGATTCGCTGACGAGCTTTAATTCCGCGCACATTCTAATTTGAGCGATGCGGCCCGTATCGGGAATGCGGGGGGCGGCGTTGCCGAATTTTCAACGCGCAGTTTCTCAGGCGGCCCAGATCAATTGCGGGATGGACCGACAGGTGTTCAGTTGGGCAGTCATCCGCGACCGGCAGCACCGGCGTGATGATCAACATCAATGCAGGGGCGACGGGCAGCTATGTGTTGCCCACCACGCGGACGCCGTTTTCCGTCGACACGTCGAGCGCGATCACCAACAACGGCAACCTGCCGATGTCCGGCAACGGCACGGGCGTTATGAACCGCGGCGCGGCGCTGCTCTGCGTGAACAACGGCAACACGCTCACCAACGGCGCGACCCGCGTAATTTCGACGACGGGCGCGTACAACGACGGGATGGCCGCAAACGGCAACAACAACACGCTCGTCAACAAAGGCACGATTACAACCACAGGCAACAATTCGTACGGGATGACAGCCGCGTGGTGGCAGAGCAATCCCGGCGCGTCGGGCAACCAGATCGTCAATACGGGCACCGTGACGATGTCCAGCAACAACGCGCGCGCGGCGTCGCTGCTCGGCGGCAACGGCACGATCACCAGCGGCACGAGCCAGACCACGGGCAACGCGACGAGCGGCGGCAGCGTCGACGCGGTCGTGTCGAACACGCTCGGCAGCTCGTTCACCGCGACGATCACGAACCAGGCCGGCGGCAGGATCATCAGCAATAACGGCATCGGCGTGCGCTCGACCAACGGCGCGACGACGATCACCAACGCGGGGCTGATCCAGGGCGGCGGCGGCACCGCGATCCAGGGCGGTAACGGCAACGTGACGCTAATCCTGCAGACGGGCTCGCAGATCGTCGGCACCGCGAACGGCGGCGCCGGCACCAACACCAAGACGCTGCAGGGCACGGGCACCGCGTCGAACGCATTTACGAACTTCCAGAGCCTGACGATGGCCGGCACGAACTGGACGTGGGCAGGCACCGGCACGTTCTCGACCGCGCTCGTGCAGAGCGGCACGCTGAATCTCACCGGCACGCTCGGCACGACGACGGCGTCCTTCGTCGCGACCGTCAACGGCCTCGTGCGCTTCCAGCAGGACAGTGCCGGCACGTACACGGGCACGATCGGCGGCACGGGCGCGGTGGAGAAAACCGGCGCGGGCACGTTGACGGTCGCGCCTGCGGCCGCCGGCGGCAACACGTATTCGGGCGGCACGACGATCACGCAGAGCACGCTGTCGGTCGCGGCCGACAACGCGCTCCGCGCATCGTCAGGAAGTCTGACCTTCAACGGCGGCACGCTGCAGCTCGGCAGCGCGTTCAATCTCGCGTCGGGCCGCGCGGTGTCGATCACGTCGAACAACGGCACGATCGATACGCAGGGTTTCAACTCGACGTTGACGCAGGGCATCACGGGCGCGGGTTCGTTGACCAAGTTCGGCAGCGGTACGCTGACGTTGAACGAAGCGAGCAGTTATGCGGGCGGTACCAACGTCAAAGCGGGCACCGTGATCGTCGGCGACGGCACGAGCGCGTCGGCAGCGCTGGGCGGTGGCGGGCCGGTGACGGTGGCGTCGGGCGCGACGCTCGGCGGCTACGGCAGCGTCACGGGCAACGTGACGAACAACGGCACGCTCTCGGTCGCGAACGCGCTGGTGAGCCTCGCGAGCGGCACGATCGGCAATTTCCAGATCAACGGCAACCTGACGAACGCGGGGCTCGTGCAACGCGCCGGCAGCGGCGTCGGTAGCACGCTGACAGTGGCCGGCAACTACGTCGGCCAGAACGCGACGATCGCATTGAACATGACGCTCGCCGGCGACGGCGCGCCGTCGGACAAGCTGATCGTCAGTGGTGGCACGGCGAGCGGTGCCAGCACGCTGAAGGTGACGAACGTCGGCGGCGCGGGCGCGCAGACGACCGGCGACGGCATCCAGGTCGTGCAGGCGACCAACGGCGCGACGTCGAGCGCGAGCGCGTTCACGCTGTCGGGCGGCGCGGTGAGCGCCGGCGCGTATTCGTGCTTCCTCGCGAAGGGCGGCGCGGCGACCGGCACCGGCGATAGCTGGTACCTGCGCAATACGGTGCCGCCGAAGCCGGAGCCGCCGGTCGTCGAACCAGGGCAACCGACACCGCCGCCGGTGACGCCTGTCACGCCGGCCGAGGGCACGCCCGAATCGATCGTCGAAGCCGTCACCGATGCAGGCACCGGCGGCAACCCGGAACCGATCTACCGCCCCGAAGTGCCGCTGTATGCCGAAGCGCCGGCCGTCGCGTGCCAGCTCGGGCTGCTGCAGATCGACACGTTCCACGACCGGCAGGGCGAACAGGGGCTGCTGAGCGAGAACGGCCCGATGCCCGCGTCGTGGGCGCGCGTGTGGGGCGGCAACAGCAACATCAAGCAGAAGGGCGACGTGACGCCGTCGTTCGACGGCACGGTGTGGGGGATGCAGGTCGGCCAGGATCTCTATGCCGACGCAGGGTCACATCCCTCTTGCAAGCACGTTCGGACGGAAGTTGTGCCGAGCATTCCAGGTTGATTGTCATATCACCTATCAACATCGATAGGTGCTTTTTTATTTTTTAATCATATAATTATATTGCCTGGGCGGTGCGGGCTTAATTAACAAGGTATTTATCTACTAACTTTCCACCAAGGATTTGCTATGTCTACCACGCGATCGTCAGCACATGGAAAACAGATCATTGGCTATATTACGCAATATGATGGCTGGAAGGATGTTGCGGGATTGGTGACCCCGGGCAGTTTCAATCAATTGAACGTCAAATTAAGTAATTACACTATGCTTAATTTTTCATTCTTTGGTTTGGCAAAGAATGGCACTTTGCATAGCGCGGATTATAGAAATAAAAATATTTGGCAGAAAGGGGCAGTGCAAGAGCCGGCGCCACTTGTTTACGAGGATGTATGGAGTAGCTATGATCCGTTTATTTTGTATGGATCGAGTGGCATTCCTGGTAATAACGCGGATGGTTTGGTGAAATTGGCGCATAATGCAGGCGTCAAGGTTATGGCTTCATTGGGTGGATGGAGTATGTCCAAACATTTTTGTGAGGTGGCTAAAGACCCCGGCATGCGCAGCACGCTTATTAGCCAGTGTGCCGATCTGATCACACGATTTGATTTCGATGGCATCGATTTCGATTGGGAGTATCCTGGTGCGGCGGGTATGAATATCGAGCACTATTCCGATGACGATTATGAAAATTTTGCGATTGTGATGGAAGAGTTGCGAGTAAGGTTGGATCAGATTAAACCGAATCTCCTGATTACTGCTGCCATGTCTGCTGATCCTAATTATCTGGAGAAATATGATTGGGATAGATTGCAGGCGGTCATGGATTATTTCAATATTATGACTTATGACTTCAATGGCGGTTGGTCCGATAAGGCTGGGCATAACGCTCCGCTGTATGAATATCCCAATGCGGAAAGGCCGCTGTCCATTGATACAGTAACCCAGTACCTTAAGAGAAAAAATGTGGCGATGGCTAAGGTCAACCTTGGTGTGGCATTTTATGGTCGTGGTGTGATTACTAGGGGGCCGGCGGCGCTCAATGCTGAAACCGTCGAAAAAACACAACCGGAAACAAACACACCTGGTTTTGAATTTCAGCCGGATGGACCAATCTTAAGCTGTGGCGATTTCGTCAACTGGAAATATTTTGATGCCACGCCTTTTTATAGCGCCATTATGCAAAAAACTGAAGGCGGGGGAGCTGATGAGTGGGTATATCATTTTGATCCTGATGCAAAGGTTCCATATTTAACCAAGGATAATTATTTCCTTAGCTACGATAATGAACGCTCGGTGAGTATGAAGGCGCAATATGTGGTGAATCAAGGATGTGCGGGAGTTATTATTTGGAATGTTTTTGGGGAAATGCAGAATTTGCTTGAGGGGCAATATCTCGTGGGTAACAAGCTCAAGAAGTGCCCGAACACAACCTACGTATTGTCTGACGCTATTAATGACACGTTTAATGAAGCCAAGCGCTGAATTCCGTCGAGATGGAGGCGTTGGGTTTTTAAGTAGTGCAGCTTTCATGTCGTAAGCATTGGGATATTTGCATGATTGTTGACAAACCATGTGGAGAAGTGGTTGTCTGGTGATTGCTGATGCCATGTCCGATTGACTGAAAATCGGTCTGTAACCATCTGCCGCCGCGCATTGGATCATGATGCGTGGCGGCAGTCTTATTGGATTCAATTCTTTGTGGGCGCAAATATTTTAGGCATATGAGATCAAAATAGTGCCCGATATCATGCTCCGGATATCCATTTTTTGCGGTGGACCAGAGCGCATTTTCCTTGCATATACGTTCAAGAGAAGGGCGAACTTTCGCACACTCAGCGGTTTCCTTGGAGCGTGCTATGCACTGTTCATCGGCGCCAGCGTCCAAAGGAGATGGAAAAACGCAGGTCCTGCCCGAGTGACGTAACGGACGAAGAATGGAGTTTCGTCGTGCCGTATCTCACGCTGACGAAGGAAGATGCACCGCAACGGCAATTTGAGTTGCGCGAGCTTTACAACGCGTTGAGCTGGTTGGCCCATGCACGCGCACTGTGTCGGCTGTAGCCGACGAACTCTCCGCCGGGAGGCAGTGTACGAACAAATCCAACAATGGCTGCGTGCAGGCTGCTTTGAAGCGACGACCGGCGATCGGCGCATGATCGTTCGCGTGGCACCTGGACGCCAGCGCCCACCCAGCGCGGTGATTCTCGATGGGCGAATTTGCAATTGACGTGTGAGAGTGGCCCGCAGGCAGGATATGACGGTTACAAACGCAAACGCGGTTGCAACGTGCGCATTACCGTCGACACGATGGGCCATCCGCTGACGTGCACATCATGCTGGCTAACGAGCGGGCGCGCGCTCAGGTGAACAACCGGCACGGCAGGTTCCGCAGCCCGTGGGCCAGACGGTAAAGCACGCTTTTGCTGATCTGGGTTATGCCGGCGACGGTGCGGCGCAGGCCGCGCGTGACGACGGCATCGAGTTGCAGGTCGTCAAGTTGTCCGAGGCGAAGAAGGGTTTCGTGCGGCTGCCACGGCGCTGGGTGGTCGAACGCAGTATCGAAGTGCAAAACACGGTTCTGTCAGAAAACGGAAAAAAATACCGGATAAGTTTGAATTGAGGCGAGGCGGGTAAATCAGGCAGTATTTTTTTCGGGTGGAGATTCGTGCTGCATTGCTGCCCGCTGGCCACTGAATTGCCAACGATTGTGCCAATTATTTTAAAAATGTAAATTGTGCAATCAACAAGACAAAATCGTTGCATAACCAAGTATCGCGCTTGCGGCGCGCATCATCTTAAGCAATTTCAGAACACCGCCCAACCAAGGGATAACCGTGATTGCAAATGGCTGGTGCAAGGCCGCGCGTGGGTGGCGTACCCCAGATGCTTATAGGGTCGACAAATCATTCTTGATAACAAAATAGAAAGAATATGCTATTTCATTTATGAATTTGAATTTCTGGAGGGGGCGACGTATGCTGATTAGGCAGGACGCGAGAATGATCGATTTCCATTGAGGCGCGTCCTCGAAATGCGCTCGATTTGGCCCGATTTGGCTTAGCCTGATCGCTTGCGCATCGAGAATTCGTAAGACTTGTTATAAATTAGTAATCCTGATGATGGCGATGTATTAGCCCATGGTAGCTACGCGCTGTGGAGCGCTGTATCACATGGAATTTTTGCAACCCGGGGCATCATTGCTGATGCAGTTGGGGAGGTGGAGCGGGCCCGTGCGTGTGTTGGACAGGGCCCATTGCGTGTGCGGCCGTTGGTCAACCTTCTTTCATGTTTCAAGGAGAAATCACCATGGACGCCAATAAAAATCACCAATCGGCAATCGAAGTCTTTCAACTTTTCCTCAGCAAGCTCCGTTCGCTCCACACTTCCCAAACGGAGCTTGTTCACGATGACGATCTAGACGCGGACTGGAAATCGGGGAAGATCAATGCACAAGAGTATGCAAGTCCGCCTGGGCTCTGGGGCGCAAGTTTGTCGATAAAGGTCCAATGCGTGAGTATCGACACGACCATTGGGGTTGCCAATAAACTCGTCGAGGGTAACAAAAATTTCACAAGTGTCGTTTTCGCATACGAACGTTTGGGCATTGCCATTCCGGCAGGTCCTGTTCTCGATGAGGTACTTTCCGGGCCGAGCGGATATAAGTTCCGGATCAACCATGGGTGGGTCACTGGATATCGCGTGAGCCTCGACGCCTATTTCCAAATGCAGTCGATTGGTCCGGTCGTCAACCCGGCGTCGGATGACATTGACCCGAACTGGGTGATGTCGCCGATGACCGATGGGGCGAACAAGGACCGACTCGTTAACGCAGTGCGTACCCGCAGTACCTGTTGCTTCAGCAGGGGGCGTGGGGATCGTGAAGCAGGACGGCGGCATGATCCTGCATACCAACGGCGCAGCCCATTTCACAGACCACCCCGAGTTCGGGCACATCCCCGGTGGGCTGCATTATGTTGATCTGACTCAGTGGGAAGGCGAATCGCGCGATTTCACGGAGGATGACATCAAGAAAATTAATTGATCTGTTTGCGCGTTGTAAAAATGAAGGGTTTGCTAGCCGAGCGCATGTTATCGACACGCGCTCGGCCTGGGTTGGCTTGACCGCTGTAAGCGGCGAACCAGACCCGTCGTGACGTGGATGTCGAAGGTCAGGAAGATGGCGTGCGTGGGCTTCATCGAGTCACACACCCGTCATCGATTCGATCTGAGCTCCCCATGCCCGGCTCGACGGGTCCAGCCCGTGCGCCACGCAAGCCCATCGTTTGTAATCATGCGCGCCGTGCGCCAACGTCGTGTTCGAATGGCAATCCCTCCGCGGAACCGGCGGGATCGGAAGTAGGATTTTCTCGTTGAGGGTGTTCTGTAGAATGAATAAGTCGGGATTCACGGACAGTCAGATCATGGAGGCGTTGAAGGGCGTCGAGTCGCAGCTTGTGGTCCCGGACCGGTGCCGGGAGCCGGACACTAGTCCGGCGACGTTCCATAAGTGGCGCTCGAAGTACGGCGGCATGGACGTTTCGCTGATCGCGCGAATGAAGGAGCGGGAGGCCGGGAATTCCCGGCTGCGCAAGATGCACGTCGAGGAAAGGATCAAGGCCGGGATTGTTGCGGAGGCGCTCGCAATAAAGACCGAGGCCATCTCGCCGGCTTGAGATGGCCACGCGAGCGGTACTCGGCCGAGACGTAGCGATCTGGCTGGCATGCGAGGCGTTCGGGATCAGCCAGGCCTGCTGTCGGTACGTCAGCGTGCGCAATGTCGAGAACGACGACACCGCGAACTGGCTGCTGCGTCTGACAGGCAACCGCAGGAGCCGCCGCTTTGGATTGTGCTTCCTGTCCCCGCGCAACGTGAAGGGTTTCGGCTTGAACGACAAGCGGGTGTACCGGATCCATCGCGAACTGACGCTGAACCTGCGGGTCAAGCCTCGCAGGCGGTTGGTCAGGCAGGTGCCTGAACTACTGGCAGTACCATCTGCCGTCAACCAGGTCCAGTCGATGGACTTCATGCACGACCAATTGGCCGAAGGTCGCAGCATCTGGCTGTTCAATGTGATCGACGACTTCAACTGTGCCGCGCTCGGCATCGAGAGCGACTTCTCGTTGTCGTCGGAGCGGGTGATCCGTGCGCTGCGACAAGTCATCGGCTCGCATGGCAGGCCGAAAGCGGTTCGGTGTGACGACGGCCCGAGCACCTGCGTGCAGCAATCACCGAATGGGGCCGACAGTATGGCCCGGTTCGATTCCATCCAGTCGGGCAAGCCTCAACAAAATGCCTAAGTCGAGCGATTCAACAGAATCATGCAGTACGTCGCAGTACCACTGGGAGGATCTGGACCACGTACAGCGTTTCGCGGCTGACTGGATGAGGACTTGCCATCGCGGCCGCCCGAACATGGCCCTGGCGGATTTGCACGAAAGCTGCGGCTGGCCATGGCCGCTTGGTTTCTACTTCTGAACCCGATGGAAAACGGAGGGATTACCTGCTGTTTGATAGAACACAAGATTCGATGGTGCGCTAGCATCACAACCACGCAAAGAGGGTTGATATGTCCCCCGACCTTGTCGAGAAAGTCTTGCCGATACTAGAGTCTGCCGATGAGGCGACCTGGTTCAGTGCGATTGAGCGCCTGGCACATTCGTTGGGGTTTGAGCAGATTCTGCTCGGAATCCTGCCGCGGCCGGGTTTGCTTTGGGAGGATGCATTCATACGCACTACGTTTCCAGAATCCTGGCGACGACTGTATCAAGAGCAAAAACTCGCCGATATTGACCCGACCTTGATACATTGCTTGACGCATTCTGTTCCTATCATTTGGTCTTCAGAAATTTTTACAACTTCGGCTCAGCATTCGATGTATGAGCTGGCATACGGGCATGGCTTGCGTGCTGGAGTGGCATTGCCAATCCATGGGCCGAGACAAGAATCCGGCATGCTGTGCTTTGCGAGCGACAGCGATCTGAATGCCGAGATATTGCGGCACATTAACGCCCTGCTCCCCGATCTCGTACTGGTTCGAGATATGGTGGCGGAAACAAGTGTGCGTCATACAAATAGCTGCGCAACCGGACACGTTCCGACGCTTACGCCACGTGAGCGAGAATGCCTGCAATGGACGATGCGCGGCAAAACCAGTTGGGAAATTTCACGTATCTTGAGCTGTTCGGTGGCAGCCGTGAACTTTCACATGAAAAACATAAGAGAAAAATTTGGTGTGCCGACGCGACGTGCGGCAGTGGTTATGGCGATTCGTCTAGGCATCGTGGACCCAGCATGACTGTCTGAACCGCGCGGGGGTTCTTCGATGCGCAAATCGCCGCCAAATCATCATGGCACCGGCTCGCAGCTCACGGAATCATCCGCATTGAAGGCATGTCAAATGTACCTGAGGTGCGACAACGTCGAGCTTTAGAGAACGATCCGGGCGCCACGCTCGACGGTAATTGTGCATCTCGAGCCCACCGACGCTACGCCTCAATCTTGCGTTTCGCCTTCGCCAGCGAACGGGCCCAGCGCAGCCCCGGGCTCCCGGCAATATCATCGTGAACAGGCGAGGTGACATACCGTTGCAGCGCATGACCCATTCATCGTGGCTACCTGCCCGTATCCAGGGAGCGTGCACATCTCCACGATTCCCGGGAAGCAGTTCGTTATGCTTTGGCGAAATAAAAGCAATCGTGCTTCGATTGTCAAGATTTTATCTTGCTGGGCGCGTTGTTCGCCAAGACGCTGGGAGATGCAGTGCATTAGGAGCTTCGTTACCTCTCAATTTTGATAGGTTCTCTTTTCCGTCATGACACTATACTTGGACAACACATCGGAGGGAGGTTTTTTATTGGCATTTGGAGCAATCGAGTGTTTATCCCTGGATGGTTGAGTCATGTATAAGAATTACTTTCAATGTAATGCGATTGGTATCGTTTGTTGAGATGGCATCCTGCCACGCTTGGCTTTATAAACCGTGGCGACGGCGACATATTCGTCTCGCCAATCTGCAAGGGGCTTTGTATGTCGCTAACCGCCGAACAAATGGCTGCGAGTTATCCCATCCCTTCCTATCGCTTTCGCGTAAGCGTTGGCAGCGAAGAAATCGCGTTCAATAAAGTTACTGCGCCGACAATAAGTTTTCAAACGATCAGCTATAAAGATGGTCTTGGTGGATGGTTTCAAATGCCGGGGCAGCAGGATGTCATTAATATCACGCTAACAAAAGGGATTTTTCGCGGGCAAGCCCAGTTCTATGACTGGATTACCTCAATTTCCTTGAATAAGGTGGAAAAGAAAGATATTTCTATCAGCCTGACGGACGACTCCGGTACTAATCTCCTTGTGACTTGGAACGTTGTGAATGCTTTCCCGACCAAGCTTACGGCACCGAACTTCGACGCGTCCAGCAACGACGTTGCGATTGAGCAATTGGATCTGACAGCCGATCGTTGCACCGTGAAATATCATCCATGATCGAATCCCGGTTGCAGACTTCGCGCGAAGCCGAGAGTCGTGTACGAGCGAAATGCCTGTAAGTCTTTTTAATGAGGAAGCGTTATGCCAACGAACGTGGTGACGAAATGGCCTGGAGTCTATATTGAGGAAGTGCCCAGCCTGTCATTAGCGATCTCCAGTGGAGCAACCGCGGTTCCTGTTTTTGCTTCCGGGCCGTCGCGTACGGCCAATCCAAATGTTCCGTGGCCGATAATCCGGTTGAACTCCTGGCTGGATTTTGTGGATGGTTTGGCAAATTTAAAAGATGAACAGGGAAATCCTGCTCCTCAAGTCCCGCAATATAATAAAGCCGTTCAGGCAGCTCTCAGGGCTTATTTTGAAAACGGCGGAGGTTATTGTTATCTTGTGCCGACTGATCTACTCTCAACGTACGTTCCTGTTCTGGATGATGTGACTTTGATCGTTGCCGCCGGACAGCCGATGCGCGAGGTCGAATCTGAAGTGACCAACATGATGAGCGCAGACCCCAACTTAAAAATATTTACAATCTACGATTACGCTAAACCAGACGAAGAGCTGGGATTTGATACTAATCTGGATCTTCCGGCAGCCAGTGATCAAGCGGCCATTTATTATCCATGGCTGAAAGCCCCTTGGGCGGTACACCCGGCAAATCAGGAAAGTGAAATGCCTGTTCCGCCAAGTGGTGCAATCGCCGGTGTGTACTGCTCGGTCGATAGAGAGCGCGGCGTATGGAAGGCGCCAGCCAACGTACCGTTGAAAGGTGGTTTGCGGCCAATTTTCAAGATATCTGACGAGGTACAGGGCCATTTCAACAAAGGTAAGGCGATCAACATGATTCGCGAGTTTCACGGCACAGACCCGTTGGTATGGGGAGCAAGAACCCTGCAGGATACGGATTCATGGCGATATGTCTCAGTGCGCCGGCTATTTAATAGTGCGGAAAGGGACATAAAAAGAGCGATGGCCTTTGCGGTGTTCGAGCCTAACAGCCACCCCACTTGGGAACGAGTTCGAGCGGCGGTCGACAATTACCTTTACGAGCTGTGGGAGGAAGGCGCTTTGCTGGGCAACACGCCGGAGGAAGCGTACTTTGTGCGCGTAGGCAAAGGTGTCACCATGAGCGAAACCGACATCAAGCTAGGCAGGATGATCGTCAAGATCGGTATGGCGGCCGTACGGCCCGCAGAATTCATCATTCTGCAGTTTATTACGGAGGTCGGGCGCGGTTAAGCAGAATGCCTGCTTCGACGCGTCGCTATCTCTCTGCTTGCATGTTTGCCAAATATGATTTGGCGGTTCGTGCCCGTGCCCCCTATTCAAGGTTTTAGATCAATAATGGACTAGCATATTATGAATTCAACTCCAGGAGTATCGATTGAGGAACTGTTTTCATTGTCGCTGTCAGTGAGTTCCAGCGCGACTGCGGTTCCGGTAATGATTGGAAAATTTGTTAAGCCGGATGGGACTCTGGTGCCTGTTAGTGATGGATGTGTCAAAGTAGTTGACTGGCTGGATTATCAATCGAAATTCGGTATACCGGATTTGAAGCCTGGAGAGGTGACTGTCACATCTTCGTCGCTTAATATTACAAACCCAAAGGCGACTGAAAAAGGCGTGCGCCAAAAGAAATCGCACGCAACTAATGAGAATGGTGATTCTCTTTATACGTATGAATTTTCCGTAGAGAAATCTCTTGGTTATTCTGAGTATCAATTGGGTGTGTTTTCGCTCATGCATTATTTTGAGAATGGCGGTGGCCCGTGCTATGTGCTGTCATATACCGCCTCGGGAGATTATGATAAATTCTCATCTGAAATCAAGAAGCACCCGGAAATTACATTGATCGTGTTGGCGGAAAATTCATCTGATGAAGGTAGAATATATGCTAAATTAAACGGCTTGCTCGAAAAGGATAAGGGGGAGGGGTATTTTCTCATTGCGCATGGTGACAATGGTGTCGACCCCCCGGTTGGCCGACCGGATACTGGCACGAATCCGGAGCAGACCGCTTACTATTACCCTCGATTGGGCGTGCCGTACAAGCTGCCAAGTCTTGCAGAAAGCGTGCTTGGACAAATTGCTGTAACCGGCTATGTTGATGACGAGAACGACGTCAATAATTTGTCGGAGCTGAAAAACATCAATCCAGATCTTCATGCGCAAATCACTGCAGCGATCAAGAAACAATATGCCGAGTTTCAGTTGATTTTGCCTCCGAGTCCTGCCGTTGCCGGTGCCTATTGCCGAACCGATCGTGAACGTGGTGTATGGAAAGCGGCAGCCAATATCACCTTGCGCAGTGTTGTTTCGCTTGAAGATGTGGTGAGCGATGCACGGCAGAGTGATATGAATAAAAACGGAATCAACGTCATCCGTCAGTTTTCTGGCCAGGGTGTCGTGATCTGGGGGGCCCGTACATTGGTGAATGAGGCCACACCTGATTGGCTGTATGTCCCGGTGCGTCGCTTGTTCAACGCCGCTCAGCGCGATATTTCTGCAGCGATGCGTTTTGCGGTATTCGAACCGAATAGCCCTCCGACCTGGGAGCGTGTACGGGCCGCAATCGACAATTATCTCCATGATCTTTGGCAACGCGGTGCCTTGCTGGGGACGACGCCGGAGGAGGCTTACTTCGTTCAAGTCGGCAAGGACATCACCATGACAGATACTGATATCAAGCAGGGCAGGATGATCGTCAAGGTTGGCATGGCGGCGGTGAGGCCAGCGGAATTTATCATTCTGCAGTTCACCCAGGAAATGGAACAAAGCTAACTGCATTTTTACATCGAAATGCCGGATAAGCCATTATATCGCTGATGCCGAGTGAGGGAGGCTGACACGCCGATTGTTTAATGCCGTGCGGTACGAGGCCATTGGAATCATGCATTGTCGAGGTGTTCGGGTCAAATGGCCGTCAACCGGGAGTGTGTGCGATAGCGGTCGCCAACAGTTTCGGCGATTTCCAGCGGCACGAGGCCTTGGGGAGGAGGCGCCCCGGGACACCGCACGCCACGCAAGTGGGCAGCGATATCACCGCGACCGATATCGCGACGTCAAACAGGACAGGATGGTAGTCGGGACCGGCTTGGCAAAGGTGTAGCCTGCAGGATTGATCTTGCTGCAATTTCCGCAGTGCATGATCTGATGAGCGGCAGATTGATAATCGGTGGCTGATGACGCAAGCCGCAGCTACCAATGTTTGAAAAACGTGAGGAGTGATCGGTGCATCTCAACCAACAACCGGGTGTGACTATTTCCGAGTCGATGATGTCGCTGTCACGACAGGAAATGCCAACAGCGCTACCAGTATTCGTCGGGTTTACTGAGTGCAGCCGGGAGGACGCAGAGAGCGAGCACGACGAACAGATCGTGCTCCACGCCATCGATTCTTTTGAACATTACGTATCAAAACTCGGTGGCCCTCCGCCGCCGATGAATGTCGCGTCCTCAAGTGTGATGTACCACACTGTCAAGCACTATTTTGATAATGGTGGTGATCCGTGTTATGTCATATCTGCTGCAACGTATCGGGAAATTGACGATATTACCGACAAGGAAAAATTCATCGATAAGTTGCTTGAGGCCATCGAAGTTGTCAAACAGGAGCCAACGATTACATTGCTGGCCGTGCCAGACATGTTGATACTGGACGATGACAACGACGATGAAGCCACCGCCATGAAGAAAATGTGGACTGAGGTGGTCAAGTTTGTTGGTGAGGGCAAGCTGTTTGCCTTGCTCGATCCTCCCGCGTCCCCACAACATGCAAGAACATGTGCAGATGCACTGCAGTTGCTTGGATTATCTGCCAATCTGGCTCGATGTGCATCTTATTGGCCGCATTTGATCAGTGATTACCGGAGCAATGCCAATGATGCCAGTTCATCTTTCGTACGCGTAGCGCCATCTGGTGCAGTCGCTGCTGCGATACAGCGTATCGACAGGGAGCGCGGCGTCTGGAAAGCGCCAGCCAATATTGCATTGCTGCGTGTCGTTAAACCACAATACGGCCCCAGTCATAGCGGTGCGGATGAATCCTTGTTTCGACCGACGGCTGCCAGCATCAACTTGATTCGCAGTTTTCCCGGACGTGGCGTGCGGATCTGGGGCTGTCGAACGCTCGCGGCGGATACGCCATGGCAACATATCCAGGTGCGCCGGCTCGTGTCTTATGTTGAAAGCAGTCTGGGCGATATAGCACGTTCCATTGTATTCGAGCCTAACAATGCCATTACATGGTTCAAGTTAAAAGGATTTGCAACTGTTTGGCTGCGAGAACTGTGGCAGCGCGGCGGATTGTATGGCACAAAAGAAGAACAGGCATTTCAGGTACTGGTTGGCCTGGGCGAGAGCATGACGCAAACCGATATTCTGCAAGGAAAACTGCTGATGAAAATATTTCTCGCGGTATTGCAGCCTGCCGAATTCATTGAACTAAGCCTGCAATTCGATATTGGTGACGTGCAGATCAATCGCGTCTCGTCTCCGAATCGGAGTGTGCTGGCATGAATAGTCTGTTCGAGCCCGCGGTATCGCATCGCTTCATGGCGACTTTTCTGTTTCACATCGGTCCGCTACCGATTCCCAGTCCCATCGATATGCGATTCCAGAAAGTGACCGGCCTCAGCCGCACGCTGGAGACCGGGGAAGCCTATCGGGAGGGGGGTAATAATATCGGCCAAATTTACCTGCCGCAACGTGTGACGCACCAAAATCTGGTGCTCGAGCGCGGCGTAATGACCGTTACGCCATTAACCTTCATGTTTGACGACGTATTGGGAAAGTTCAAAAGCCACTACGTCGACGTCATGGTTGTGCTGTTGAATGAATGGTCGTTGCCTGTATGTGGATGGACGTTTACAAAGGCCATGCCGGTAAAATGGGACACCGGTGATCTTGACGCAAATAGCAATGCAATATTAATCAACAGGCTCGAGTTGGCGTATCGTGAAATGCAATGGATCGGGATCAAGGCATGACAATTGAAATCAGGGAATTGATTATTGAGGCGCGGGTGGTCAAGGCGACATCTGAGTCGCTGGCGCCGGCTGTTGGCGTTTCCAGTCTGGGGCGCGGAGAGCAGGAGCGCCTGATAGAACTCATTGTGCGACGAGTTTTGGAAAAACTGTATGATGAACGGGAGGAAATGTAATGTTTTCCCTGGGGGGCGGATTATCAAAACTGATCATTACCGGTTATCGTGAGGACGGAAATCTCACGAAGGAGATCGGGAAGATTGCTGCGATGTACAACCCGGCATCCATTGAGTTGGGCTACAGCAACGATTATGCCGATGATCAATTTATCAATCAAAGCATCCCGGGGAAGCATTATATTGGTACGAAAGCCAGCGATTTATCCCTGAGTTTGATATTTGACGCCATGTTGGCCGATAACGATAAATCGGTTAATGATCAGTTGGCGCAACTGCGCGCACTTTGCTACGACGTCGATCTGGATTCGAGAGAAAAGTGCTTGCTAAAGATCCAATGGGGTAATATGGAATGGGGTGGGAACGGCCATCGCTATTTCATGGGGCGTCCAATGTCCCTGACGCTGCAGTACACACTGTTTGATCGAGATGGTGCTCCATTGCGAGCGACTGCAACGCTAAGGCTCGCCGCGGAATATTTGAAGCCGAAAGACATAGCGCTACCCGACGTGTCGATTCTTCCGATTCCTGACGGAAGCACCCTTCCGCTCTTGATTGCAAGTCTTGGTATGGCAGCAGGGGCTGGCCTTATCGATTATCTTGATCTGTCTGCGGCGAATCAGTTGGATAATCTTTATAACCTTGTGCCAGGAGATTCCCTGGTTTACCGGCCCGGGGAGTAAATGGCATGGCGACCAAGGATTCTCAATTCAGACCTCCTGATCTCGAATTGCTGTTCGGCAAGTCGAAAGAGGAATTGCGGGATTTTCAGTTGGTATCGCTTGAGGTGCGACATGGCATTAACCAGATTCCGACCGCAAAGCTGATTTTGTCGAGTTCGAAAGGTATAGGATGGGACGCTGAAAAATTTGGTAAAGATATTAAACTTTGTCGGATTGGAGAGAGCGTTGAATTAAAGATAAAGTCTGGCGACAGTGTGCTGTTTTCCGGGGTGGTGGTCCAGCAAGAGTGTTTGCTTAACATGGATAGACTGGATATTTCGCTCAAGATGAAGCACAACCTGCATAGATGGAATATCGTCCGTCGCAGCAAGATTTTTGAAGATATGAGCGATGCCGATATTTTGAGGGTCATCCTTAAAGACACTGATATCCACGACGAAGAGACCACGGTCGGAAAGCTGGAGGCAATGGCGGCGGTGCATCAACAGATGATTCAGTTTGATTGCACTGACTGGCAATTTATCAAGGCGAGATTGAATGCCAATGGTGTCTGGCTGATGCCTACACCGGAAGGGATTGATGTTGTCGTGCCAAAACTCACCGGAAAAACCGATCACACAATATATCGCAGTGCTGAAAAAAACAAGTCTGACATTTTGATGTCCGAGGCGAGGTGGCAGTTCAATAGCGAAATCCAACCGGAAAAGATCGAGGTTTTCGATTGGGAGATGCCAGAGCAGAAAATGTCGGATGCCTATGAAGGTAAATCGCTGGAAATGGGCCGGGATGCACTGGATCCCGCGAAACTGCCGGCGCTCACAACATTGCCATGGACCATTGCTCATAGCCTGACGCTGGCTGGCGAGGAACAACTGGCGCTCGCCAATGGCAGGTTGTTATCTCGGCAAGCATCCGGAATTGTCGCCAGTTTCACTGTCTTGGGAAATGCGAATTATGCGTTGGGACAGTCTCTTGCGATATCCGGCTATGGGGAGCATCTCGATGGTGTTGGTCTCATTAGTGAAATCACTCACGCGATGACGCAAGGTACATGGCGTACCACGCTCACTCTTGGAAAAGAAACTAGAGGCACGCCGGAAGACAGTCTTATACCCAGTGTACCAGGGTTGCACATAGGAATTGTTGCCGAATATGAGGAGGATCCCAATACGGACTGGAACCGTATTAAGGTAATCATTCCCATGCTCAGATTGGATGACCAGCCGCTCTGGGCTAGATTTGCTGCGCCGTATGCCAGTAAAGACAGCGGTTTATGTCTTTATCCGGAGCCGGGTGACGAAGTGGTGTTGGGATTCTTTGAGGAAGATCCGCGCCATCCTGTCATTCTTGGTGCCTTGCACAACCCAATCAACAAACCACCTTATCCACCTAGCGAAGAAAATGCGGAGAAGGGACTGTTTCTTAGCGTTGATGGATTGGTGCAGAGTCTGATATTCGATAGGGAACAGGCTACTGCTACGCTGACGCTAACAAAAGACGACGACAAGCACGAGCTGAAGTTTAGCGAAGACGGAATAAGCCTGAGTACCGTAAAAGATATCACCGCCGAGGCTGAGGAAAACATCACGTTGAAAGCGGAAAAGAAATTGAAGGCCGAAGGCGTGGACGGTGTTGATGTTGTCGGCAAAAAAGTCGATCTGAAGAATTGAGGGAGAGAGTGATCATGGTTAATAAAGTAACGGAGGGCGTTTATGGTCGTGGCTGGGCTTTCCCGCCACATTTCAATGTCAATCTGAATGACAGCGAAGGTGGTGGCGTAGCCATGGTGCACGATATCGAAGATATTCGGCAAAGTCTGTTGATTTTATTTAGCACTCAGCCCTATGAACGCATCATGCGAGAAGACTATGGCTGCGATCTGCAATCCGCGGTTTTTGAAAACATCAATGATGATCTTATTGCCGACATAACAAGTAAAATTACTGACGGTATTTTGCGCTATGAGAAACGTGTTACCTTGGTCGCATTGGACATCACACAAGATAAAAAGCGGCCATATGTGTTACGAATTCTACTCACTTATCGCGTGCGTGGCATGGAGACCGAGGAACGGCTGGGAGGGCAGCTCGATATCGGTGAAGGGCAGCGGAGAGGGTTTTTCCTATGAGCAGACTCGTCGTGGTGGATGGTGATGAATTGCAGTTTGAGACGCAATTCGGTGCTCGTATGGTTACACCAACCGGTCCCGCGAAAATCAACGGCAGCGGTCATGCGACCATCAATGGCAAACGTATCTGTGTAAAGGGAGATGAAAAAAAAGTCACAGTGCAGGCGAATTACCAATCGGGTCCGTATCAAGGCGGTCAAGGTATTATTACTATCAAGATGCTGGCGTCCGACCAGGAAGCACCGCGCTGCACCAGTGGTGCAGCGATAATACTCAAGGGTAAGAAATTCACAGCACTATTTACTGTTACCGTGCCCGGTACATCGCCTTCAGGCGACGCCGATTCCTCGTCACCCGAGAGCGACGGCAACGGGAGTTTTGATGTCAGGCAGAAATTCGTTACGGCTGGCTGATGCATTTTATTTGCATCGTGCCATGCATTTTATTGTTTCGAACGGAATGACAAGAAAATGAGCCAGTTTAATTTAATCGATCCACAATCGCTGTGGCTGAACATTGCCGAGCAAAATGACAATACGTCGGACGATAGCTTTATTCTGGACGATCGCACATTGGCATTCCGACTGGCAACGTTTAGGGAATATTGCAACCTCATTCCCTTTGATGACGAGCGGAAATTCACCTGGGCGGATGTCTTTTTTATTGAAAATGTACTTGCTGGAAAAGTAACCCCAGAGCACCTAGCACAATTATATTACGATGCTGACAATGCTGGCGGCGACATGCTGCCGCATCAGGCTTTCTTGCTGGCGTTCTTCTGCATGCTCGAAACGCCACGCGCGCTATTCAATAGCTTTCCCGCTCGCCATCGACAACTGTATTATCGCGATTTGTTGGGTTTGAGAGAGCGGCGTCTGATACCAGATCGAGTGGTTGTGTCGTTCAAATTGAGTGGTAATACGCTGGAGTTGCCGTTGTCTGCCGGGCTGTTACTCGATGGCGGGCAGGATGGTCAAGGGACATCTCGCCAATACAGACTGGAGCAATCGGTAATGCTCAATCACTCACGCTGGACGGATCTACGGTGGCGCCAGCCACCAGATGATGGTAGCGGCGGATGGGAAATCGAGCGTGTAGTGTATGACGAGAAAAATAAAATGCCTTGGCCCAAACAAGGGGTCAGGTTGTTCCAGTACAACGAGGATCTTGACCGGGCTGTCGTGATTGGGCGTTCACCGGTCGCGTCTCTGGACGATGATATAAAAAAGAACGAGACGAAATGTATCGTGCCCCGATCGTCGAAATTGTCCGAGTTGCCGGAGCCGTTGAAGATTACGGCACCGGATAAGACTGCGCGGGCCTATTTTGGCGCAGCGGTCAGTGTTAGCGCAGATGGTCGCATTCTGGCAGTTGGCGCAGAAGGGATTCAATGCGTCTATGTATATCGTCGCAATAGGCAGGACTGGGAATTATCTCCGGAAAGAATCATCGGAGGGAGTGGATTTGGGGGGTGGGTGAAGCTCAGTGCAAATGGTCGTCATCTGGTGGTAAGAGAAGGCACCAATCTTCTGCTCTATGAATATGATGTTATTACATCAGAGTGGAACATGCAGCAGCAGTTTAAAGGACCCACCGGTGATGCCTGGGGCCGCGGCGTGAGCTTCAGCGCCGATGGATCAACGCTCGCGGTGAGCGAAGTGTCGTCTGTTGCTGAACCCGATCCGGATTTTGAATCGGAGACAGACGTTCATTTCAAACCGGGTAAGGTATATGTGTATCGTCGAGAGGACGAATGGCAGGATCCTGTTACTCTAGCCTATGAAGAAACGAAATCGTTTGGGCGATCGGTCAGCGTCAATATAGATGGCACGATCCTGGCAGTAGGTGTGCCTGGCAAAAGACAGGTGCTCGTATTTGATGATGATTGGGAAAAGCCCGTGCATCTGGAATACGGCGATGAGAAGGCAGTGGCAATGGGCGTGGAGATCAAACTAAATGCTGCTGGCGACCAAATAATTGTACGATCAGACGACGGATCAATTCTCGCCACCAGCTATCGTGAGCTGGGTAAATGGGGCTCTTTGAGGGGAGTTTCGAATGTCACTTATCCAGCGCTCGAAATGTGCTGCGAACGTGGAATGCTCGCGCTGGGGAACAAGGACGCCGTCAATTTGGTTGGAGCGGCCTATGTATCAAGCTTTATCGGTGGCCGGTGGAGCGAGGCGATAACTCTGAATGCCGAGGGCGAGGATGCCCAGCGATTTGGCTCAGCGATGGACTTGAGTGTCGACGGATGTGTTCTCGCGGTGGGTGCCTACGCAAAAATCGTCGACGGGAAATATGGTGCTGGTACGGTTTATCTATATAAGCTGGCGGACCCGCCAGAGGCAACGCGGCAGCTTTACCTTGGTTTTCAGGGCATCGAGCCCGGCCAAGCACTGAACCTGCACTTGCAATTGGAAAGTCCGCAGGCGTTTGACATTACATGGGAATACTTGAGCAAAGACAATCGATGGCGCAGTTTGACGTACGCAGTAGCCGACGCCACGGGCGGTTTGTTGTATTCGGGTTTATTGTCCACGCCGCTACCAGAAGACGCAGGCTTAACCGTTTCAGGGATGCCTAGTGGACGTTACTGGATACGTGGCGTGTTGCGACCTACTCGATCCATCGAATCTGATGAATCCGAGCAGGACACATCGCGCTACCCCTGGTTGAAGGGGTTGTATTGCAATTGTGCGACTGCGGTCTTGTATAACGGCGAGCTCCTGGAACCAGCGCATTTCGATGCGCCTCTACCGGCTGGCACCATCAAGCGAACTACGGTGCCGCTGGCTGGACTGACGGCAGTTCTTCAGCCCTTGCCATCGACGGGCGGCCGAGCTCCGGAATCGGAGCGCGCTTTTCTGCAACGTGCCGCTGAACGGCTGAGGCATCGAGGTCGTGCGCTCACCTGGCGAGATGTGCAAGCCTTGTTGCAAGAACGTTACCCGGAGGTACAGGCGGTTCGTATTCCTCCCCCCGAGACGCTTAGCCTGCCGCACCTTCCGCCAATCCTGGTAGTTATTCCCGCCATCGACAAGATGGATAACACTGATCTTCTGCGACCTGCATTCAATCCATCGCGGCTGCGCGACATGGAGCACTATTTGCACAGCCTCGCTTCGCCCTGGCAGAGATTGGCTGTACGCAACCCGCGTTATACCGATGTCGAGGTCGCCTATCAGATTGCCTTTCATGCTGGCGTCAATCTCGATTACGGCTATCACGAGTTGCGGCTCGCGTTGGAGCGGCAGTACATGCCGTGGAGTTGGGATGGAAGTCCTGTCACACTCGGGTACCAGTTGGATTACTATGAAATGATCAGCTTCATCCAGACTCGGCCTTGGGTCGAACGGGTGATTACATTGACGTTGAATGGAAAGCGTGAATCGGTCACCAGCGGCGATATCGATGTTTTGATTCTGACCAGTTTTTTGGTACTCCCGAATACGTCGGCTTTCAGTTGCGTCGGCCAGGTCTGATGCAACGCTTGAAAATTCCTTGACCAAGGAACTACGCAATGACGATCAAAATACCCGCCACCTGCACAACCGGCTCCATCTTGTCGAGAGTGAAAGAGCAGATCCACTTCGATTCCCTGTTGGCGCAGGCGCAAGATGTATTGGTTGCTCAAGCCGCTAAGACCTGGACCGACAAAGAGGAACATGATCCTGGCATTACGCTGCTGCAAGCGTTGTGCTTTGGTGTCGCAGACTTGGCTTATCGTCATACATTGCCACTTCCGGACTTGCTAACACCCGCAAATCCCGTGCCAGGTACGGGTATTTTTCCCATTGTGTTCGGACCGCAGCAGGCGCTCACCTGTGGCCCGGTGACCGAAGACGACTATCGGCGTGCCTTGCTGGATTTGCACACCCCTCCCGAAGAACGGCTTGCAGCGCCCGATGCCGCGGCACAAGATCACTTCGGCAGCTCCGTCAGCATGAGTGAAGACGGCGATATCCTGGCAATTGGGGCGCCCGGCAAAGCAGGTGGTGGTACGGTTTATCTATTCCAGCGAAAGGAGCAGGGCTGGGAGCCACAGCAGCCCCTCTCGCTTCCCGTTGTTGCGAAGTCGGAGCCTCTCAATTTTGGTGTCTGGATAAGTCTCAGCAAAGACGGAACGCGATTGGCGGCGACGGCCGGTACAACAAGCAAGACCATTTATCTATTTGAGTTTAATGGGCAGAGTTGGGAAAAGTTAACAGAAATTACCAATTCGAACGTGAATTTTGGGTTCGCAATCAGCTTCAGTTCGGACAGTTCTGTCGTGGCAGTGAGCGCGCTGCAGACTGATGGCATGGGCGACGGCGAGGTCTATGTATATCGATATGCCGGGAGCAATTGGGAGCCAATAGCAGATTCGCCGTTACGATACCCCGGAAGTTCCTTTCCGTACTCGGGTTTCGGATTTTCGCTTAGTTTAAATGAAAATGGCAGTGCCTTGGCGGTGGGAGCGCCTTGGGCAAACGATTCAACGGGTGAGGTCTGTATTTTTGATATTAGGCAGGGGGTATCCACTCGGCAATCAGAGGTGGTCAAGGTAGCCGTCGGAGACGGTGTGGCACGAAATTTCGGCTCTCAAGTATGCCTCGACGCAGAAGGGAATGTGCTCGCGGTAAGAGCTTCCGGCGAAAATTATCCATCGAGATCAGGGATTTATTTTTGCCAAAGGAATGATGGGGATAAATCAAAATGGATTGCTCCGAAAAGGATTTTGGATGGCCATATAAATGGCGATCGATATACCGGTATGGGCTTGAGTGGAAACGGGGCGGTATTGGCGCTGACCCACGCAGGAGTGGCGGGGGCAGGGGCAGTCTATGTATGGAATTATTTCAATGATCGGTGGAATCCACCAATAACACCAATTCTCGCAGATGATTCAGGTCCTGGCGATGAGTTTGCTTGCTCCGTCAGCCTGAGCAACAACGGCTCTGAAATTGTGATTGGTGCACGCAACAAGAATATCGATTGGCAAACAAACAGTGGTGCGGCTTATGTGTTTCGTAGTGAGACGGAGTTTCGGCGATATTCGGAAGACGCAGGAAGCTACCAGACACGGCAGGATGCCGGCTATTTCTATTTGAGAGACGCACAGTTAATAACGGAACCCGACGAAAAGCAATATAAATATTGGTATGATCCGGCAAGAAGGGAATACTTATTTAAAAAAAGGGAGGATGTTGACGAAAATTCACTTCAAGAGATGCGCGTATTGGGAGGATATCACTTATACCTCGTGCCAAGCCGTGATGCAGAAAAAAATATGCAATTAACAGAGTCGGTTGTAAATATTTTTTTGGAAAATAATCGTAATCTGTGTGAGCGTGTACGTCATATCACCTGGCTCGAACCGGAAGACGTGAATATTGAAATCGTGATTGAGGTAGACGATGACTGTCAGGAATACGCACGTGTCCTTGCGCAGATTTTTTCGGTTACAGAGGCGTTTGTCAGCCCTAACGCAAAGCGCTATAGCGCGGCTGAACTGAAATCCACGGGGCTCGATAACGATTCGATATACGAAGGACCACAGCTACAGTATGGCTGGATTCCCGAGCTGTTGCCGGCGCCTGATTACAATAATGGACAACATGTCAACATTAGTTTGTTAGCTAACAAGTTGCTGAATATTGAAGGTGTTCGGAGTATCAGCAAACTTTGTTTCGAGGGGGCGGACGAAAACGCTAGCTGGGATTGGTTTGCCAGCGACAAAAATAAGTATCTCCGTTTGTGGGGTGAAGATCCCTTCGAGAAACTGGCTGCTCCCGGCAGTCCGGTACGCCTGCTCAAACGCGGACAGGCAATTCCCGTGCCGTCGGCAAGCGAGATTGAAATGGAAGTCCCGTCCCCAGCTTTAGTGCATGAAACTTCGATGTTGCTGCCATACGGGCTTTGGCGCCGACCTGCGCAGCACTACCCGGTAAGTAATCTGATTCCGCCCTGTTACGGTTTGCAGAATACTAAACCAGATCGATGGCAAACTCAGTTACACCAGTATATGTTGCCCTATGAGCAAATTGTCTCCGACGGCTGCCAGCAACTTGCCATGTTACCGCAACTTCTGGCCTTTGATCGCGGTGATGACGATAACGATGCAGCAATATGGGGAGGCCAATGGCCGTTTCCAATACTTCCACCTGATGAGATCGACATACCAAATGAGATACATGGTTCTTACTCGGATGAGCTGAAGACATTCTCTCAGGATCGACGGAAGGACAATGGCAAGGAATTGGCACTGACTGATTATTTGCTTGGTTATTTTGGCGCCAATCGGGCATCACGTATCTTGCAGGCGGAATCCGAAGATGAGTTTCTGAGGGTTCAGCACTATTATCTGTCTCAGATAACCGAGCTGACCTATCAGCGCGCCAATTTCCGCATTAATTCACTGTCGGCCTTGCATCGACGTATCGCTGCTCGCTTAGGATGGGGGGCGGCGTTGTTTTCAGGGGGCAATATCGGCGAGTTGCCGTTCTATATCGTCGAACACCAAAGTTTGCTACCTGGTATGCCGGACGATAGGCATGATGACGCGACGAACGTCATCAACGTCGATTTTAAGGATGGAGAAAATATTTTGACCATCCATTCTTCTGGCGAGATTTACCTTCAGCCCGGTCAATTTATTAATCTGATTATAGCAAAAAACCAAAAATTCAGCACAGACGATGGGGATGTCATTTCCAATGTCTTGGTATCTAAAGTCGGTGGAACGGAATTTGACGTGGATTCAAAAAGCAATGACCGGATTTTGGCAAAAAAGGAAGCTATTTCGGAAGCCGCGGAGAATGGAAATTTATTCTGGATGAATTCTAATGCGTGGCTGCAGGACATGTCGTATCCACTGAGCTACGTCGATCAATCCGGCGACGCATCGGGAACCAGGCGCTTGAAAGCGGAGCCATATCCAGCGACCTTGAAGGTTGGCGACATGATTGTCGTAACACCGCCTGAATCTGTCAGCATAGCTTCATTTAAAGTGACGGTGACTGAAGTGGATCCGTTGGATGGTACGTTCATAGTGGAGCACGAAGACAAACTGCCTGAATCACCCAAAGACTATAGCTGGCATCTGGACCGCGATACCGCAGAAGACAGTTTTTCTTTCGTCGTCAGCATTGTTTTCCCAAAAGATCTATTGAAAAACGTAGAAGATCGAAATGCTGCCGTAGATTGGATTAACGAAATTATCCAGGATGAAATTCCTTGTCATATTTCGGTTCGCGTTCATTGGCTCGATTTTGATGGCGACGACGAGTCTTTTCCAAATATCTATCGTAAATGGTACAACAACGGTAAGCCGTTGGGAGATTTGGCTCATCGTCTGCTAAGTGTTCTTGGGTTTGGGCAGAAGCAATCTGTCGAGCGCGGCATCGGTATAATGAAAATAGCTAGTGAATATCAGAGGAATGAAGTTATTGGAGAAGACGAAAGCGAATGGAACAAGGATAAAATAGACGAATATGAACTCTTATATGTACCGCCGTCTGTAGATACCAACGGCGGAGCATGAAATGCTGCCCGCGCGTGCGTGTGTCCGACAGTGACTGATCGCGCTTGGCCGAGTGAGTAACTTGCTCGCGGCGCTATCATCGCCGTTGTCTGACGCGATACTAATTGACCCGTTGACATTTCGATAGGCGCCTAAAATGGAAGAATTCGATTTTTCACATTTGAAGTCCCAAATTCATGATGCCGCGTCAGAAATGACCCCTATTGCCGGAAAGAAAATCATGATGGGATTTTGGCATAATTGGAACGGGTGGGCGGAGGGTAGCGAAGGTTATGACGGTGGGCGATTTCGCAATGTGCAATTGAGAGATATTCCTTGTGAATATAATGTTATCGCTGTGGCTTTCATGAAGAGTAAGCAGCCCGGCGAAATCCCGACGTTCGAGCCTTATAATTTAAGTCCGATTGAATTTAGGCAACAAGTTGGAATGTTGAATAGCCAAGGGCGCGCGGTATTGATTTCTTTCGGCGGGGCCGATGCACACATTGAACTGCACGACGGAGATGAAACCCCTCTGGCGGAAGAAATTGTCCGTTTGGTGGAAACTTACGGTTTTGACGGTCTGGATATTGATCTAGAGCAGGCCGCCATTGATGCTGCGGATAACCAAACTGTGTTACCCGCAGCACTTAGAATCGTGCGTGAACACTATGACAGAGAGGGTAAGCATTTCATCATCAGCATGGCGCCGGAATTTCCATATCTGAGGAGTGACGGCAAGTATATCCCCTACCTCGAGGCTTTGGAGGATCTCTATGACTTTGTCGCGCCTCAATATTACAATCAAGAAGGAGATGGTGTGCACGATGACGGGGGGAATTGGATTGCTCAAAATGATGATGAGAGAAAGGAAGATTTTCTTTTTTATTTGACTGATAGTTTGATTTCCGGCGATCGTGGTTTTACGCGAATTCCCCCCGATAAATTTGTCATCGGTTTGCCAAGCAACAATGATGCGGCAGCCAATGGATATGTTATAAATCCTAATGCAGTATTCAATGCTTTTGCAAGACTTGATGGGATGAATAAGAGTATCAGAGGGTTAATGACTTGGTCTGTCAATTGGGACGGTGGAACAAAAAAGACAGGCGAGATGTACAATTGGGAGTTTCGCGACCGCTATGCATCGTTGATCCATGGAGATGATATTCCAAATGATGATGCCTCGGAAATGCCATCGATCGACGGTAAGAATATTCTGATGGGATATTGGCATAATTGGAGTGAAGTTGCCGCGCGAGGTGGTGGTAATCGTGGTGGAACATTCGCCGCCATGGATTTGAAGGACGTACCAGGGCAATATAATGTAATCGCAGTAGCTTTCATGAAAAGTGAAAAGTCTGGTGATATTCCTACGTTTATCCCATATAAATGGTCAGATGACGATTTTCGACAGCAAGTGGGGCTATTGAATAGCCGCGGATGTCCGGTGTTAATTTCCCTGGGAGGTCCTGAATCGAACATTGCACTCCAAGAGAGCGATGGTGAGAGTTTGAGGGCTGAAATTATTAGATTGGTGGAGAAATACGGTTTTGATGGCCTTAATATCGATCTGGAACGAGATGCCATTGGTGCCGCTGCGAACAAAACCGTACTCCCTGAAGTGCTTAAGATGGTGCGCGGTCATTATGACGCTCAGGATAAGCATTTCATCATCAGTATGACACCAGGATTTCCGAGCTTATTGGAAAGCGACGAATATATTTCATATTTGGAAGAATTGGAGGGTGTTTTTGATTTTGTCGCGCCGAAATGTTACAACCACGGAGATGACGGCGTAGATGTCGAGGGAGTAGGGTTGATTACACAGAATGATGATGAAAAAAAGGAAGAATTTATTTTCTTTTTGGTTGACAGCCTTGTGTACGGCACGCGTGGTTTCCACCGAGTTCCGTCGAACAAATTGGTCATAGGTTTGCCAAGCAACGATGATGCGTCGATCGATGGTTACGTAAGCGACCCTAATGCGATATTTAAAGCCTTTGCGAGGCTCGACGGCGATGGCAATTCAATCAGGGGGTTGATGACATGGTCTGTCAATTGGGACAATGGCACAGACATATCGGGTGATAATTACAATTGGGAGTTCCGCGATCGGTATGCGTGGTTGGTTCATGGCGAAGACAAGCCGATTGTTCCTGTTGGACCGGAAACAAGAGTACTCGTGGAAAGATTTGGGAGAGGGCGAATTCCGTTAGCAAAAGATTATGCCGATTTGCTCGCTATCGCTGAAGTTGGGTTGAAGGCCGTCGCCTCACCCACACCAGGGGGCGGCCTGATGCTGGAAAACGGGTTGCTTGCTGTCAATATTGGCGACGGACTCGGTTTCGATGAACACAGCGCCATCACTGTGACGGAACCCAAACCCGGCCCTGTTGGTGCTACCGGCCCTACAGGTGCTACGGGCAGCACTGGTGCAAGTTGTACTGGTCCTACGGGCCCCGAGGGTCCTCCAGGTCCCGAAGGTCCTACCGGGATTCCGGGCGGTGCCGGCGGTTCGTTCCCTCCGCTAGCTAACAGATGGGGGGTTTTGTATTTGCGGGATCAGGCACTTCCAGACGACTGGCGACCTGTGGGGCAAGTAACTTTTGAAGTCGAAGACGCAACACAATCAAGTAAAGAAACAGCAACGTTTATATTAGTTCGTGGTCCTAGACCAGAATGAATGAGTATGTTTTTTTAGGAAAGAAATTATGGCGAACAAGAAATCCACGCGTGGAGCTAGTGGACGAAGTAAAGCAGCAGCACTGTCTCGAAAAAAAACAGGGCCTGCTCAGGTTGCATCGAAAGTGATCCAGACCAAGGAGAAATTCGATGCTCAAAAAATTCCACTGGCTGCAGATTTCGAGGCCTTGATCGCTATTGCTGACGTCGGGCGCAAAGCTGTCGGCTTGCAGCCAAATGGGAACGGTCCAGGAGACGGATTGCGCTTGCTCGACGATGGGCGGCTTGCCGTGCGGATTAGCGAAGCGCTCGTATTCGAAGGCGGGGCAATTTCGAATCCGGCGGCATCGCTTCCCGGCCCAACCGGCGCTACTGGCCCAACGGGCGCTACTGGCCCGGAGGGCACTGGTGGCCCTACAGGCGCGACTGGCCCGACGGGTCCCACCGGTCCAACGGGGCCAACTGGTCCCCCGGCGGTTCTAACCAGCGCTGAAATTGCTGATGAGAATCTTTTGAAGCAAAATGTTCGTATTTTATGGCCAATTAGCGAAGATTTGCCAGGTGACTGGGAAATAATTGGTGAGGTGAGGTTGCAGAAATATACAGGTGATAATCAGCCGATAATCGGTGAATTCGAGGATTTGTTTCTGCTTAAATTTAAGATCGTTTGACTGTCTTGTTCGTTGGCGCGCGAATCCTTTTCGCAAACATGTGTTTTAAGGAGGTGGCCGGAGGGGGCGAGCCAAAATTTCTGCTTTCGAAAAGATGTGATCCAGTTATATGCGAACGTGATGAGGACCCTGATAAAATATCTTGAGTGTAGATTGATATAAGGTTTTCTTTGGTAAGCGCTGCAATTTGTGTTTTTATAGGAGGGCGTGATGGCGAACAGGAAAAATATGGCGAAGGGTGAAGGGATTTTAAATGTAGCTGAGATACCTCGGCAGACGGACGTGCCTGATTCAGTGGGGCCGGAAACTGGAGAACTCACGGCCAAGTTTGGCGAAGGGAGAGCGCCATCTGCAGAGGATTTTTCTCACATCATCGAGATCGCTGACGTGGGGCGTAAGGCTGTTGGATTACAGCCGAAAGGCTATGGGGTGGGAGACGGATTAGTCTTGTCTGATGATGGCGTACTGGCCGTCAACGTTGGCGAAGGGCTCACGATTCATGATTCCACCGGTCAAATCATTGCGGAGGCGTCAAATGTTCCGGGTCCTTCCGGCCCGGAGGGTGCTCCGGGCCCTACCGGTGGTTCTGGAACTGGCGCTACGGGCGCTACCGGTGCTACGGGTGCTACCGGTGCTACGGGCGCTCCCGGAGAGGACGCACCGAGTGGTTTTCAATTTCCGGCACTGGCGAGAGGGCTATGCGATCATGATCATATCACAAATCCAGACGAAAATTGGGAGTCAATTGAAGATATTTGCGTTAGGCTGGACAATAATATTGGGGCGGTATTATTTTCGTTTATTAGAAGAAAATAAAAGTTACTTTTTCGAAGTGCACTATTTAAAAGTGGAATGAAATTCACCGGTCTACGTGTGCGGCGGCTGCGTGTTCCCGCTTTTATGGCGTTTCGCAGCAGCGCCTGGCACTCGTGCAATTGCCGACTTGGCTCAACAACCGCGCGGCATGATACCTGGCGTTGACCATCTCTCGACGCGACATTCCGTACTACCAGCTATCAGCGCTCTGGAAAAGTGGATATCGCATGGCACGCATTTGCCTGAACATGATCGTCAAGAACGAAACGGCAGTGATGTCGCGTTGCCTTGAGTCGGTTCGCCCTTGGATCGATCACTGGGTCATTGTCGACACCGGATCCACGGACGGTACCCAGAAGCTGGTACGCGAACTCATGCGTGACGTCCCCGGCAGCTTGCACGAGCGTCCGTGGCACGACTTCGCCCATAATCGGAACGAAGCGTTGATGCTGGCGCGAGATCACGGCGACTATTTATTGTTCATCGACGCCGACGAGACGCTAGACATGCCTGACGGCTTTGGTTGGCCAGATCTGAGCGACGAGGCCTACCAGTTTCTTTGCGAACTGAACGGCTGGCGTTATCTGCGCAACGCGCTAGTCAGCACCCGCCGCGCATGGCGATGGGAGGGCGTGCTGCACGAATACCTCACTTGCGATCAGCCCCATAAGTGGCAGAAGCTGCCTGGGCCGACTATCGTAGTGGCGCATGACGGCGCCCGTGGCAGGAACCCCGACACTTACCTGCACGATGTTGAAGTGCTTGAGGAAGCGCTTCGACGCGAACCTGGCAATAGCCGCTATCGCTTCTATCTGGCCCAAAGTTACCGTGACGCGGGTAAGCCCGAGGCCGCCCTCTACCAATACCGCGCACGCCTGTCCATGGGCGGTTGGGATGAAGAATGCTGGTTTTGCCTGTTCCAGATCGCGGTGCTCAGTGAGCGACTGGCGATGCCACCCCGTGAGGTCTGCGCTTCGTACCTGGCGGCATACCAGGCACGGCCTCGCCGCGCTGAACCATTATGCGAGCTGGCACGCTATCACCGCTTGCGTGGCGAATACGCGCTGGCGCATGTCTACGCCCAACAGGCGGCGGCGATTGCAATGCCCGCTGACTCCCTTTTTGTTGACGGTGCTGTCTATGCGTGGCGCGCTCGCGATGAACTCGCTATTAGTGCGTTCTATGTTGGGGCATTTGCGCAGGGGAAGGAGGTTCTGCTGCGCATGCTGCACGATCAAGAATTTCCGGACGATCAGCGCGTGCGGCTTGAGCAGAATCTGCAGTGCTATCTCATTCGAGAAGAAGCCTGA